TCGAGCGCCCGGCGCTCTTCCTCCTTATAATCATGTGCCTCTCGCTCCTCCTGACCGGCGCCGGCGCGCTGGCCTACGACCTGCCGCTGTAAATTAGTGCCCCCGCTCGGTCTCGACCCTGTGTAGGCAAGACCCCGTAAGGATTCTTTGGGGAGTTTCAGTATAGCAGAGCGAGGCCGCTCGGTCTGGGGACTTAAATCTGAATGTTACAAATGTTACGCCAAAACGGGGGTTTGGGATGGTGTAACATTTATAGGCAATCTACCGCGGGCCATTTGATGAAAGGCCGGCACGGGCGCTTCTAATCAGAGGTACTTTTGGTGTTCGATGGAACTTTTGAAGCGTGACGAACTTGTCGCAATAGTTAGTTATATCGTCTTCCGAAAGAGCGTTCGGTACGCTTTCGATACGTTCTCGCAGCCAATCGGCTGATCGGCTGAATTCAGAGCGGCTGTGTGCGATGACTGTCTTGACCAGGATATAGAACCTCTCTTCGTCTAGAGGGTGGGCTGACTCTGGGTGCCCATGTATCCAGGCGTCAAATGCTGTTTCAATCGGGCGGTGATTTTTTATCAATGCCATGGTTACAGCGTACCAGAGTACTCGGATAATCGAGTCGAGGCCTGCATCGTGAACGCCACACCAAGCCACAAGAGGACCTCGAACTCATGTCATAATTTTCAGGTTCAATTTACACTATTGACACCAGAACACGTCTTATATACTTGTCCACAGCTACGGCCTTTTGCCCATTGCCGTAGCGAATAGCTACTGTATACTATTCGTAGGTACATCGAAAATACAAATGCCTTGCTGAAGCGTTAAAGCGCAGAAGCAAGAGTCCACCCGTTGTTTTCGTCCTCTGTGGCAAAACAAGGAAATGGCTGGTGAGTCTCGAGCAGGTTTATCCGAAAAACTAGACGGACACGAAGGGTCTTCGTGCCGGGAAAGGTTCGTCAAAGGACGGTGAACTGAGGTAATTCAAGATCGTAGTGATTTTGTGTTGCTTGAGTTGATCGTCTTTTTTGTTTGCAACGCCGGTCGCAATGATCCGTGTTTTCGTTGTGCTGATTAGTACTTAATCACATAACGTATATGGCTAGACCTAAGCTGGTGTGGCAAACGCAAAAACGCCTCGTGCGGGACCTTACACCCGCCGACAAAAATCCGAACATCAACAGCGATGCAGATTTCGAGAAACTGAAGAAAAGTATCAAGCGCGATGGATACGTCGAGATTATCGTCATCGATACTGATGGAAAGATCGCGGCGGGCAACCATAGGTACCGTGCCCTTATGGAACTTAATATGTCTGACACGGAGGTCGATGTTCGGGTGCCGAATCGCAAGCTTACCAAAACCGAATTCGACCGCTACCTTATTGCAAGCAACGCCCTCCGCGGCAGCTGGGACTTCGACGTCCTGCGCGAGTACGATTCAGAATTGTGGACGGAGCTGCTCAAAGAGGAGGACATCGCGCACGCGTTCGATGATCTCGCCGAAACCGAGGACGACGGCTGGGACGAAGAAAAGGAGGCCGCCAAAATCAAAAAGCCGAAAAGCAAAGTCGGAGAAATATATCAGCTTGGACCGAACAAGTTAGCCGTGGGGGACTCCACGGATCCCGCCGTGCTCAAAAAGTTATTCGGCAAAGAACAGGCGTCGATGATATACAGCGACCCCGTCTACAACCTGTCCATCGACTATAACCGCGGCCTAGGCGGAAAACAGAGCTATGGCGGTGCGGTCAACGATACGCGCACGAAGGACGAGTACCGCGAGTTCCTAAAAAAGAGCATGGAGGCGGCGCTCGCGGTCACTAAGCCGGATGCCCACGCCTTCTATTGGAATGATCAGTCCCAAATTGGATTGGTTCAAGAATTGTTCGCGGAACTTGGTCTCAAGAATCGGCGCGTCTGTTTGTGGATAAAAAACGGAATGAATATTACTCCGCAGGTAGCATTCTCAAAATGCTATGAACCGTGTATCTACGCAACGCGCAACAAACCCTACCTCGCGAAAGGCCTCGAAAACCTGAATGAAGTGATGAACAAGGAGATGGGTACCGGCAATCGCCTCACAAATGACATACTCGACGGGCTCGATATATGGCTGGCGAAGCGCTTGCCAGGCAACGAATATATGCACGCCACCGCCAAGCCTCCTCAACTACATGAGCGCGCGATCCGCCGCTGTACGCGCCCAGGCGATATTATCCTAGACTCCTTCTCTGGTAGCGGCAGCACGCTTGTGGCGGCGCACCAATTAAAGCGCCGCGCGTTCGTTGTCGAGCTAGAACCCCTATTCGCGGATCTTGCGATTATTAGATTTCAACGCTCCTTCCATGACAAAGTTACCAAGCTCAATTAAGCCCGGCACCATCTGGCAGCTCGGCGAGCATCTTCTTGCCCTTGGCGATTGCCGCGACCCTAAATTGATTGCTCGGCTCGTTAGCACGCGCAAGATAAAGGCAGTGGTTGTGGATCCGCCCTACGGCATCGCGCTGACCCAAAGCAAAGAGGGGTTTCAGACGCTCAAGAAAAACAAGGCGATTGAAAACGACCACCTCCAAAGCGATGCGGAGTATCGCGCGTTCACCCGCGTGTGGATTGAAGTGGTGACGCCGCACCTCGCTAGGAAGAACAGCTTCTATATTTTCAACGCGGATAAAATGATATTCGCGCTCAGGGAGGGAATGTTAGACGCCGGACTCAAGTTCTGCCAACTGCTCATCTGGGTTAAAACTCACGCTGTCATAGGTCGTTTGGACTACGCTCCCCAACACGAACTTATAGCGTACGGCTGGTTCGGAACGCATGAGTTTCTGAAGGCGAAGGATAAAAGCGTGCTCGTGTTCCCTAGACCGAACAAGAGCCCGTACCACCCATCCACAAAGCCTCTCGGATTAATCCGCCGCCTTGTTCTCAATAGCAGTTCGGTCGGTGACATCGTATACGACGGATTCCTTGGTAGCGGCACAACATTGTTGGCTTGCGAGCAGACGAAGCGCGTCTGCATCGGCGTCGAGTTGGACGAAGAGTACTGCCTCACGGCGGTACGGCGCTGGGAGCGCATGACCGGCCTAACCGCTGAAATATATGGCTAGGGACGAGACCATAAAACTGCGCCAGTCGAAGCTCAAGGAGCTGTTTCTTGAGCAGCTCAAGCGCACGCCGACTATCGAGCAGTCGTGCCACAAGGTCGGCGTCACGCGCATGACCGTTAACCGCTGGCGCAAGGCGAGCAAAACTTTCGACCAGGAAGTCGAGGAATCCATCCGCGAGGGACACGCGCTTGTTTCGGATATTGCCGAATCGCAGATGTTTTCAAAGATAGGCCAGGGCCAATCGGACATGATCAAGTTCTATCTGAGTCACACCAACGACCGGTATAGCAACAAGGTCGAGGTCAAAGGGCAGATTATAAACATAACCGGCAAGCTATCGCCCGAGCAGGACAAGCTCCGGAAGCAGGCGTTTTTGTTTGCCATACCACAACAAATCTATGGACCCATCAGAAAAGAACAGCAGCCCGATGCGGATACTGAAGATGATGAGGACGAGCCGGGAGTTTAGGGTCGCGCTCGCCCGCGCCAGCCACTTCTGGTTCTTCCACTCTTACCTATCCCATTACGCGACCTACCCTACGGCGGACTTCCAGCGCGATATCTTCGCGCTTACGGAGCGCGAGGACTCCGGCGCTATCGTCATCGTCGCGTTCCGCCAGTCCTCGAAGTCAACCATCTGCACCCTCTCGTATCCGCTCTGGGCGATACTCGGCAAGGAGCAGAAGAATTTCATCGTTATCCTCAGCCAGACGCAAAAGCAGGCGCACCTGCACTTATCCAACATCAAGGCCGAGTTGGAGCGCAACGAGCTCCTCAGGCAGGACCTCGGGCCGTTTAAAGAGGAGTCGAGCTCCTGGGGCGGGCAGATGATAGTGATACCTAGATACGATGCCCGCATCGTGGCGGTCTCTATGGAGCAAGGTATTCGCGGGGCGCGGCACCGGCAGTACCGCCCTGATGTCATCATCGCGGATGACGTGGAGGATATTGATTCAGTGCGGACGCAGGAGGGTCGCAACAAGACCTACGAGAAATTCAAGGGCGATATTCTGCCGATGGGCTCGCTCGATGCGAAGAAAATAATCGTGGGAAATCTCCTGCACGAAGACTCGCTTCTGCGCCGCCTGCAGGACGAGATTGAGTCCGGCGAGCTAGACGGCATATTTCGGGAGTATCCGCTTCTTGATCCTAAAGACGTGCCGCTGTGGCCCGGCAAGTATTCATCGCCGGAGATGATAGAGAAGGAGCGGCGCGGCATCGGCAATGAGAACGCGTGGCAGCGCGAGTTCTTGCTTAAAATTGTCTCGGCCGAAGACCAAGTGGTGCACCGCGAGTGGATACACTACTACAAAAATGATGACTTCCCATCGTATAACTTCGACAAGTACTCGTGGACTAAAGTGGGCATCGAC